TTGCTTAATGGCAACTGGCTGGACTCCGTCCCCCTAAACGAAGTTTTGTACTACATGTACATGAAGGACTTGTCCAGGCCCCCCATAGCCTGGGTCGTTTGGGCCACCTCGTTGTGGCCCGTAATTTATTTTGCTTTTAACTCATGCACCTGGAAGCGTAATGTCCAGGAGATGTAAATTCGTAATCAACGATACTCATGAAAGGAGGTAGAACCTGTATTCATGTTTCATTCACCTTGATGATGCTTCGCGCTCGTCGAGAAGAGCCCATATGTATATCTGGCTGAGAATAAGGTATACCCAGTTTGGCTTTGCGCTGAGAACCTGCATTGCCCGAGAGTAACCTATCTTTGATATGGGGACTCGACCTTAGACAAGACTCGGTGGTCGGCGTCTTATTAAAACCATTTGTGAGGAAGTAATGACCCTCATGTAATCTTGAGAATTCTTGATTTAGCAAGGTGGCAGATATTTGGCCAACCGATAAATTGAGAGTGTCCCTGTGCCCGGGGAGTAGCACTTTATGATGTTTGTGAGTAAGTCACTCATTTGAGTGAGTAAAGCCTCTGTGTCGAAGTAAATTGGATTTCCAATTTGTGGGCCTCCACTAATTGGTTCCTTTTTGCTTGTCGCTTTTACAATATGATAAAATGACAAGCTCTGGAACCTCTGTAGTGCGTAATAATAATAGTATCACTGTTAATAACAAAGAGGACAGTGTTTGCTCTTCGGAGAAACAATACTCTTTTTTACCCCAATCGGATGTATGCGATCCAAAAACTAATGCACGCGCCAAGTTTCAAAAGAACAAGCGCGCAGTGCGTAAGAATAAGTTGAAACGCCTACGACAGAATGGAAATGATCGGAATATTCCAAAAAATCCTCCTAGACCTAAGAAAGGAGAGATTTTACCTACTAATGATTCCATTGATTATGTCCACCAGTCATTGGCTGAACGTATATATCCTACCGCTCTTATAGACCAAGCGAAGAGTACTTTAACTTCCGTTAACACAGATGTGAACGCGTCTCAAATTTTTGAAGTTCTTGAAGTAGTGGGTGCTCTTGCTGTCTCCCTCCCTATTTGTCAAACACCTGCGCAAGTTGCAAGTCAAATCTTGTTAACGATTCGTGCTATGACTAAAGGGAGTATCACCGAAACTATTTTACGTAAGATGGAAACGGTAGAGTGGTGCAAAAAACTTTTTGGTTTCAATATGTTTGAACAGCAATCCGGGACACCTGAACAGGCCAATTGGCTTAGTTCTATTCCCACATTGAGGGAAAATTGGGATGCCGTTCGTAATGCTCCTTTATTTGGAAAGATTTCTGCAATGATAACTGTAGCTGCGTCAATTGGATTGTGCAGTGTAACTAATCTGAAGTGGTCTATTCAAGGAGTTGATTTATTTCGTGTTGGAACCGTTAAAAAACATCAAACCGCCGTTGATTTGGTTGGAGCTTTACTGGACACTATTGTATGCTTCATAGAAGGTGGTTATGAATGTTTTCGAACTGGTTCTTTTGAACCCCTGCTTTTCACCAATGATGAGAGCAAAAAACTCGATGCTTTATATTTTCCATTGCTTGAATTACATGAGCATGCTATCGTTTTTAATTTGCATGCCAAACCAGTAACTATTCGTGATGAAGTTCGTGTTGTGTCTGATATTGAATATAGTCAACTCCTCGATGAAGCATTGGAACTTGCTGATCGTGCCTATAAGTCTGCTAAAGGCACTTGGCAACAAGGATATCTGGAAAAGAGGCGCGAGGTTCTTCATAAAAATCGCGCTGCCTATCAAGCCAAGCGTATTGATGGTTCGATGCGTTTTGCTCCTTTTACTATTTATGTTTGGGGCGAATCTGGTGTTGGTAAATCTGCTATTGCTCAAGTTATGATGGCGGATTGTCTTGCGGCGTCTGGTGTTAATCCGGATCCAAAAGGTACCGCCATTCTTAAGGAATCAGATAAATTCGATTCGACCTTGAAGGGTGATACTGTTGGTATCTTTTTTGACGATATGGGTAATACTAAGAAGGAATTTTTGGATAAAGCTCCAACTGAACGTATAATAGATATCAACAACAATATGATTACTTATGCAAATAAGGCAGATCTTCATGAGAAAGGAAAAGTTGAGATACGCCCCCGTGTGTTTGTAATAACCAGCAATGCCCCCCTTGCCGACCATGGAAACAATGGTTCGATTAAACCGTTTTCTATCGTTCGACGTGCTGATATTCATATTGAAGTTTTCGCAAAAAAAGAATATGCACTTGCTGACAAGCGACTTGATAGCCAAAAAGCGTTACGCGATTTTCCTGGGAGTTCTCTGGTTAATAATGTTTGGGATTTGGACTTATATATCCCCCGAGATCGTAAATATGGTGGAAATAGTTCATATCTAGTGTCTGCTGATGGTAGAACTGAAAAACTAACAGTAGATATTCACACTGCCCTTAAGAGAATTACCACTATGTGTGTCCGGCATTTTGAGAATCAAAAGAAGCTAATCGCAAAGGGTGAAGGTTTGGTGGCCTCACGTAAATATTGTAAAACGTGTTTGCGAGCACATGACATCTGTACGTGTGAGGCTGATCGAGATTTGGCTGATCTTAAAAATGAACTAGATGGATTGGCGAAGGACATAGGTCTTGATGATGAGGAGGATGAAGAACAAGTCTCTTTCGAAGAGACGTTTGAGTTTATTTCTTCACAATTTGAAGCTATGGGTACCAGAACTAATGATTTCCTCGGTAACCTTCCAAATTGCTTTTTTACGAACTCTTTTGTGCGCTATTGCTACCTCGCAATTAGCGTACGTGAATTTATTGCATACGAAAGAACTATACGTTGGGCGACTTGTGTGTCTCTCATTGTTTTTTGGTGTGCTACTCTTGCTTCTCCTTATTTCTACGAAAATACGTCCGTTTTTGTGTGTGAGCTATTTTCACACATAATGTTCTATGTAGCAATGTTGGCTAAATGGAGAAATGATAAATTTGAACAACTCTCTCGCCGGCGTGATATAACACAAAGCATATTCGCTTCAATTCGTCAGAGTAAAATGGTTCAATTCTTTTCCGTATGCGTATTGGCAAAGGTACTTTATAATTTTACCAATTTATTTCGTGCCGCCGCCGCCGTGCATCAGTCCGCACTTGCTCCGGATAATGTGGAGGAGATAGAGAAGCGTGATAGGGAGGATAACCCGTGGGCTCAAGCTGTAGTAGCTGAGCTCCATGTGAGTGACCGTGCTGCTACTATGACTCACGAACAGGTTGTAGCTAAGGTGTCGCAAAACCTTTTACATGGAACTTTTGTTGAGAACGATTTCCAGCAAACATGTGATGCTCTCGCTTTAGGAGGTAATGTGTTTTTACTTCCCTATCATTTATTTAAGAACAGGAAAGACATGAAGGCATTAATGACGCGCAAGGATCCGTCCCTGCTTAATTCTACCTTTCGTGCAGTAGTTAGTACTGAACACATGATTCCCATCAAGGGAAAGGATTTGTGTATAGTTTACATTGCGTCAGGTGGAGTTTTTGCTGATATTAAACATTTATTTCCTGATACTATCACTGCCAGTGGTTCTGCTACTTTTCTGTATAAGGAGAAATCTGGTGAGATGAAACAAAGCCCTATTCGTCTTACTTATACGCAGAACTCTGAGTCTGGGGGTCCTGGTTTTACTTATGATCTCCCTTATAATACTTTTACTGGTTTGTGTATGGGCACAGCAGTGGCAAAATTTGCCCGCCACTGTATTGCTTGTGTTCATTTACGTGGGATTCCCGACTCTCCAAAAGGGAAAGGATTAACAGTCACACGTAAAGAACTTGAGGATACTATTGCCATAGCTAATCGTTCGTGGAAAGGTGCGTTTTCATCCACAGTAAATGGAAACTTTCCACTTGAGAGGTATGAAAGACAAGTTTTGGCATCTCAAGATATTCATCCAAATTCCCCGGTTAATTATCTTCCTTTGGGAAGTAATATTGAATACATTGGACAGGGAGGATCTCGCGTAACTCATACCAAGAGTAAAGTACGAACCACCCCCATTTCTGATGTAGTAGCCGAGGTTACTGGAGTTGAACGTGAGCATGGTGCCCCTAAGTTCCATCGCACTAGGATGTGGCAGGCTTCTCTTGCACATTCAGCTAATCCGAGTGCTGGAATAGAAGGGTCTCTCTTGGTAAAAGCATATCTAGACTATGTTGAACATATGGTTACTAAATTCTCCGAACCAGATTTTAAGGATTTTGTGAGAAGGGAATTAATGCCATTAACCGAGATGGAGACTTTATGTGGCAAAGATGGAAGGCGATTTATCGATGCTATGAAAAAGGGCACCTCTAAAGGATTTCCACTTTCGGG